GTTTAAAATGGTTTTTTAGCCCTTTTATAAATTGTTTGTTATTATACTTAAACTCTCTTTTGACGAAGAACTCTTCATCGATTTCTCCTCCATCCATTGCGTTGGGATATACGAGAATGTCATCGTCATAAAAGTTCCTAACCATACCTGTGTCGTATAGTACGACTTTCCAAACTGTGTTTGTATCGCTTCCGTAGTCGATCCAGGCGATTGCTTTTCCGTACCCAAGAGGAGTGTGAACATCGATAGTATTTTTTAATTGGTGAATCATTTTTTTATTAGTTCTTTAAGTTCTACTACTGCCATTGCAGAGCAATAGACAACAATAAAAACTGGTACTGCAATAAAAAAGAATTTTAACATCCCTATTGTTTGTTTCATTTTATTTCTTTAAAGATATTTTAAATGTGGTTGTAGATACTCTAGGAGCTGGGTGTACCATTTCCCCTGTCTCAGGATCAACCATAGGAGTGTTAATAGTCCTTAGCATCTTTTCTCTTTCCTTAAGAGCATACTTAAGTGATTCTACTTCGTTGTTAAGTTTAGTCCAAGCATAATCTTGGTCATAGATGTACTTAACTCCTGATTCTATCTTAGTAACCTCGCTACCTAAGACATCAGCCTTACCACCAGGGTACTTAGCTAATTCATCTACTACTAACTCTCTAAGCTCACTACGAACACCATCAAATAATTGTGCGATGGCATCCATACGAACTAATGTTTCTAGTGCACTATCGCCTGTCTCTTTAAAGTGTTCTACAATAGTTGTCTTGATTAAGTCATTGTTAAACTTACTCGGTTCATAGGTAGATAGTTCTACCTTGGGTAAAAATATTTCTGTACTCATTATTTTTTTGTTTTACTTGTGAATGATTCTTTTTTAGACTTAAGCAACATTAGTAAGGCTTTATCGCCATCTATGTATTGCTTATATCCGTAATATATATCTACTAGCTCCTTGTTTTTAGTGCAGTCAGTAATCTGCTTTATTAATTCTACTCTATCAATTTCTACTTCTGCCATCTCTTCTACTTCTACCTCTTGTACGACAGGTTTTTTGGGTTCCTCTTTTGCAAAGTCCATCTCTTCAGCAGGTGTAGCCTCGAATCCTGCTGCCTTCATTAACCAAGCAAGTAAGTTCCTATAAGCCTTACCAATCGCCCTTGTCTGTGCCATAGATAAAATAGCATATTCATCAAAGTATCTCTTAGTTTTTTCGGCATTCGAGCATAAGGCAATGCCTGTAGCAACGAGCTGACCTGTAGTAATATTGCGTACCTCACAAGTCGCCATATATTTAATAGCAGTTTCATTTGATAAGTCTTGAGTAGATGTAATAATTGGCATTAATCCTAGTGAAGCTCCAGCAAATTGCCAACCTTCCACATTTACGAATTGTTTACCTTGAATGTTAGACGATAAGCCTTTCTCTTTGATTAGCTTAGATAACTCTGTGCTTAGTTTAAGCATTGAGTCCTTGTTGATTAACTCATACGAAGGACTAGTTGTTTGTAGTTCCATAGTTTAGATTTTTTGGTTGTGTTTCTTGATAATAATAAGCTTCTCTTGTTGGATACTTTTGCCATATAGACAAGATTGATTCCATTAGTTCAAGATTGGCTTGTGAATAATTGATTTGGTGGATAATCTTAGCGATGAATAATCGCTTTTCTGAATCATCCCATAGTGCGAATTGACTTAGCATACTTTATGTGTTTTTTGGTTGGTAAATTAAGTTTAAGTAAGAATCTAATTTCATCGAATTGCTCCTGGTAGATGTCATTAGTCTTTAGGTCTTGTTGGTGCATACGCAATCCGTGTAGGACAGTTGTATGGTCACGAAAAAATAACCTGCCTATTGAGGCTACTGTGGCCCCTACATAAGTTTTTAGGATGGCATAGCACATATTCCTAGTAAGAACTAAAATGCGTGATCTATCTTTAGACAAGGCATCTTTGTACCTTACATTCATCTCCTTACATACGAACTGAATTAGTAATTCTCTATCAGGTTCTTCAAAGTTTAATATTCCTGGCATAGCGTAGTAGTGTATTTTATTCGGTGAAATCATATATTTGGTTTTTTAATTCTTCTATCTTCTTGCGATAGAAAGCTTCTACAATCTCAATCATCTCTTCGTCAGCCTTAGCCAACCTAGTGCGAATCTTATAAGGTGTGTACCCTGTAATCTCACAAATCTTCTTTATATCGCCATACTTAAGTAAGGCACGATAGTCTCTAATTAGCATCTTTTAGTTTTTTATATAATTTGTAATGTCTGTCAATGGAACGCATTGCTCCTTCAATCGATGTGAAATAATCACCTCTCCAATAGTAGAACTTATCTAAGGGTTTTTTGGAGTCCCAATGGATAAACATACCACGATAGATGTAATCTTTTTTAAGCCTTTGGCCATCTATGGTTATCATAAAATAATCCTTAAGGCCTTTTTGTTTTAGATGAGCTGGTGTAGGGTGCATACTTATTCAATTATGGAGTAAATAGTTTCAGTTACCTCTTTAGTAGGCTTTAAAGATACTCCACTAGCAGCTTTAATAAACTTTTCGTAGGCACTATCTTTGTCAGCACTAATGGAGCTATCTACATACTCACCATCTTTTTCGGTATAGTATCTTATACCACCTGTGATAGTATTAGTTTCTGTAATGAACTCGAATTTAGACATATTATTAGGGTTTTTGGGTTACTTTATTAAGTTTTTGGTGCCTTTGAAAATAAGACTGAACTCCACTTGAATTGATTTGGCTCTGCATATTCTCATAATACACAGGATCAAGGAAAGTTTTTGATAGGTAGTTAAAATAGACTTGCTCACCTGGTGAGAAGTTTTTGCCAGTAAGACTACACTTGCAGCCATATTTGACGGTGATTAATTCAAATGACATAGATGGGGTTTTTGTTTTGTTTGACGAAGTTAAGGAGTTTTTGTTATTGTTAAGGATTTTTAGCAGGTTTTTTGTTAAAGTAATCATAAAAGATTTTTGCTGCTATATGCAAGACTTTAGTATCTCAATACAAAGATCCTCAGGAATCTTGCTTCGTTCATAAGCATTGGAAAGCCCTTGTGTACCTGTTCTTGAGCCTCTTGGGGCTGATATGTGACACGAAGATCCATTTGAGCACATAGGCCTAGGAACCCATTTGTCGCTATTAGTCCATATATCAGTTGGTTTCATCCTCGTATCTCCATACTGACAATAGGTAACTCCTTGCCTCTTTAATTGTGCCATTATAGGCATCTTTCGTAACATACCCCTTGGGTTCTCTATAAAAAAATAGGTCGGTTTAAAGTGCTCTATAATCTCCAAGGTTTTTTGGACTAGCTTAAGGCCAAAGTCTGCTCTAGGATTTTTAGGTATGTAGTTGTCGCCATCCTTTATCCAGTTCTTACCAATAGCAGCCACGCTAAAGGCAGTACAAGGTGGAGATGCCCAAATAATATCAGGCTTAAATGGGATTTTTGTTACATCAAATTCTAATATGTCGGTGACATAATCTATGCCGCCAAACTGCTCAATATCCGTTGAGTAAACTGCAAAAGAAAGTCTATCGGCGACTTTACCGATAGACCTACTCCCAGCGAATAATTCTAATACTTGCATAATTTATTAATGATATGATATTAAGTTAGTGATAGATTCAATTAACTCTTCTTTTGTTATTGGCTCTTGTCCATCTTCATCGCAATCCCAAGAACCATTCCAATCCAAAGATTTTGCTATCTCCATTAATTCGTCTCTATTTAGCTTTTTTAGATTTATAGTACTAAAATCTATGTTATAAAAAACTTGTTCGGTCATTAAATGGCAAATTTTTTCTTTTGCCTCATCAAGTTGATATTGCTGTGAAGGGGTAATATCACCGCTACTTGTTTTATATTTTTGATGCAATCTTATAAAAATTGCATCTATAAAAGAAGTTAACAATAAGTCAGCATCTACTTTAATTTTTGACTTTAAAGGTTCCATTTTGTTTAATTTAGCTACTTTTTGTTTGTAGCCTAATTCGTAGTCGTGTGTTGTCATTTTGTTTATGTTTTAGTTTGTTTGAATAATATACCAAAGTTCGTTATACCAATGTATAAAGGTTACATTTTCGCCATTGAATTTGCCTTCCTCAATCCATACTTCTTCGATAGTGTCTTTAGGTGTATCCTTTAAAGATATTATAGAAGATTTTTGCCAGTTTGTTTGGCCTTCCGAAATTGCATAGTCTTTTAAAAGCGCTTCCAATTTGGAAATGTCCTCAGAAGTATACTCACTCCTGTCTAATAATAAATGAAATTTTGTGCTCATAAATAAAGGTTTTTGTTGTGTTTAATAATTAAAAGTAAAGGAAGTTTTTGTAATTGTTTAAGATTTTTGCGTTAATGTTTTGTTAATACAAGCAGATTTTTAGGGGATTTTTAGCAGGTTTTTGGGGAGTTTTTGCATAGGGTTTTTGGCAGGTTTTTGGCACAGCTCTAATGGATCTAATGTTATAACATTGATGTTACAACATTGAATATTATTAATTGCATATTGATACAATATTGAATAATTCAATGTAGAAGCCATTTTAAGGCCCAAAATTAGATCCATTTTTTACTTTGGTGGCATAGTATTAAATTTATTTTTAAGGGGCTTATTTGGTCTTATTTAGCCAAATATTCGAACCAACTTTTTTTGTGTTTTTTGTAGGTATAAACTGAGCAGCTATTTTGTAGCTCAATGAAATAACCTTTTGACATTGGGTATTTAGCTAAAATGTAGGTATAAGCCGTTCTAAAATTGGTTCTAATTACTTTAACCTCTTTTTTAGACTTAAGGATAAAACTGAAATCGTCCGTATATGTTAGGACGTTAAAAAAATAGACGTTCTTTAAAGCTGCCATATTGTTTTGATTTTGTTTTGCTCGTTTAAGGGGCTCGAACCCTTTGAACCTCCCAAAGGTTAAACGATTGCCAATTTATGCCACTACAAAGCCGCTAATATCTTTTTTCGCTTTGCCTTTTGCCTTTAAGCCAATTACTACATTAATAGGGTCAAAATACCTTAAATCGGTATCGTCTCCATTAATAACAGGGAACCCGTTCCAAAATTTGGGCAGCTCATTTTTGAATACTACAGCAACGTTTCCGCCGTCCTTTAAAAGTCTATAGGCGTCTAAATCGTTAACCTCTGAGCGGCTAAAGGTCAATTTATAATTAGTATTTAAATATCGTTTAATGTAATTATAATTTTTTGTGTAATCGTAAAATAAAAGGGAACTATAAAAAGGGTCTAAAAAGTTTATCCCTGTGTAACGCTCAAGCAAATCTAAATGGTCAATGTCAGAGGTGCCGTTTAAACGAATTGCTATTTTGATATCCTTTTTTAGTGTTTTGTCGAATATCTTTAATAGCTCATTAGCCAATTGAAAATAAAAGGCCGACCTATCAAAGCCCCAAAACTTTGTTTTGTTTATTCTCGCATCTTGAACCGAGTTAAAAATGCCGTGCCCCGCTGTATTGAGACAGCCTTTAATACAGCCACTAGAGGCAAAAGGACAAACATTGAAGCCGCTTAAATTATAAGGGGCTAAATATAAAATAAATGTCTCTAAAGCGTTCTTAATTGTTTTAGCGTTGGTATTGCCTTTACTTAATAAGTTCTTAACGGCTCTATAATTTGGAGCTGTTATAGTTTTTGTTTCTTGTAGTGTGTTTTGCATAAATAAAAATTTAAAGGTTATTTGTTTAGTAGTGTTTTGATTAGTGCATATAGTAAGATACTAGCAGCACAAATTAGAATCAGTTCTAGTATAGTTATCATTGCTTATCAATTAAAATGTTAATTAATAACTTACCAACATAGCTGATAAAGAAAACGAATAGACTCAATTCAATGTATAAAAGTATTTCCATAATTAAGGGGCCATTTGTTTTATATGGCCTTATAAAGATAGGGAGTTTATACATACAAACAGCAAACAATATTAAAAAAGATTAAATTAATTATTGATTTAGATAGTGTATTTAGTACACTAAGTAGGCTAATTGGTATACATTAGTAAAGTAGTATATTGTAGTATGTTACATTTATCAATATATTGTATACTTTATAGAATATACTTATAATTGTTTAATATATGTAGTATAGTTTAGTATATTGAATCTTAAGTATTAAAGCCTGTTTGTTACTTTTGCCATAACCTTGCGTAAACTATCAATGAAGTATAAATACATTAGTTTTGTCATTGGATAGGCAAAGAATAGGAGAGGAGAGGAGTCTTATAATTTATATTATGTTAAATAGGACTAAGCCCCTCCCCTACCCTACCCCCTACCCTATTTTTTCGTGCCAAAAAACAATCGTATGCCTTGGGCCCTTCATTATTCTGATTTATAACATTGACTTAACATTGTTTAACATTGATTTTTTTTATTTTTCTATATAACACATTATAAAAACCAATAATATGAATGCAGAATTCAAAGACATCACTAAAGAAGCTTTTATCATAGCTTACAAGGAGAACTTCGGTAACATAACCATCTCTTGTGAATCAGCTGGGGTATCTAGGTCATCGTATAACGTATGGGTTAAGAATGATCCTGAGTTTGCTAGAAAACTAGCTGAAATAGAACCTGAGGAGATTATGCTAGACTTTGGTGAACACAAACTGATGGAACGTATTGCTAAGGGTGATACGTTAGCTACAATGTTCTTGCTAAAGACAAAAGGTAAGCGTAGAGGATACATCGAAAGACAAGAGGTAGCTCACGAAGGAGATGTTGTGAAGCAGATTACTGTGAATGTCTTAAAGGCTAACCACGTTGATGATGTTCCGAAGCTAGATGGTGATGAGAATAGATCCGAAGGATATGAGAATATGCAACTAGAAGATAGTGGCTTTGTGGTTCCTGCTACTGAAGCTGCGAATATCCAAGATATACCACTTTACGAGTACGACAAAGAGGTAGAATTAGAGAATGAAGCTGGAGAATACGAAGAATAGCTCTATTTGTCAATATAAGACGATTCTAGCCATTATCTACCTTTGAGTAGTACTATCTATCCAAAATGACATAGAGTGTCTTAAATCGTCTCTATTTGCTTTTTAGCTATGTTACCAATTTGGTTACATTAGGTAGTATTACTACTGATTCTTTAAAAAAAGTAAACCAATAACTTGACTTTTTGACTTATATCAATCACTAATGTGTCTTATATAGGTCAAATACGCAGCTTTTTGATTCATATAAGGAACTTTACTGATTGATACCCCTACCTTCCTATAAAACGAAAAGTATTAGCTTTGACTTGAGCAAACCAAAAATTTTAATTTATTTCTATGGAAGTAACCACCAATGTCGTCTTTCAGATATTGAACGAATCTAAGAAGAGAATTTCTGTGATGCAAGGAGGAACGAGGTCAGGTAAAACTTACAACGTACTTACTTGGTTTATAGTAAAGCTCCTACAAGAGAAAGGGAAAACCCTAACTATTTGCCGTTCATCCCTACCGAGCATCAAAGGTTCCGTTATGAGAGACTTTATCGAGATATTGTCTAAATATGGCCTGTACTCGGAGGAGAAACACAATAAATCAGAGAATTTATATTTCCTAAATGGAAATACGGTAGAATTTGTCTCTACCGACCAACCTCAGAAGATTAGAGGTCGTAAAAGGCATTATTTGTTTATTAATGAGGCAAATGAGGTGAATTACGAATCTTGGATGCAATTAGCACTAAGAACTACCGATAAAATCGTTTTAGACTATAACCCTTCAGATTATTACTCCTGGATTTACGATAAGGTAATTCCTAGAGAAGATACTGACTTTACGATTACGACTTACAAAGACAATCCGTTTTTAGATAAGACCATTATTGCAGAGATTGAAAGACTACGAGAAGCTGACCACGAATATTGGAGAGTTTACGGATTAGGAGAAAGAGCAATTAGCGAGGCAACGATTTATTCGCATTGGAGAAGAAGAAGAAACTTCCCTGAGGGTGGAGATGTGTTTTATGGGCTTGACTTTGGCTTTAACCATCAAACTGCCCTAGTAAGGTGTAAAAACTTCGATGGTGACATATATGTGGAGCAAATGATATATGATACCAAGATGTCTACCTCACTTTTAATTGATAGGATGAAATCCTTAGGTTTATCTCGTAGAGACGACATATTTGCTGATCCAGCAGAACCTAAAACAATAGCCGAGGTAAATAAAGCTGGGTTTAATCTTAAACTAGCAGCTAAAGATGTTTTTGCTGGAGTCAACAAGGTAAAATCATTTCCGATATTTATAAAATCAGAATCTTTGGATTTACTAG